AGAGAAATCAAGGCAGTTTTTTAGTAAATGAAGTCTTCGTATCCAGGCACACCATCTGAAAAAGCAGACATGCCATGTAAGTACCAAGACTCATCGAAGAAGAGATATTCTCTTCCATCTAATTCTGTAACCCACCAAATGCTTTCCCGGAGAAGGGCGACTTTGTTGCTGACGTTCTTGAGGACCTGATATGAGACTCCCTTCGCCTCCAGATAATCAGGTTTTGAGAAGATTTTGATGATCTCATCCATCCACCCGATGAGCACTACGTCTCGGTCATAGGCAAGTTTTCCCTGGTCGAAGGCGTCTAGAAGTTCTTTTGTCTGGTCGCAGGCGGATAAGATGTCCGAGTAGAACTTCCCTGCTTTGCAGTCTGCAGGCCTCATCGTAGCAATTTTCCTGATGGTGTTGTGAAGCTTGATCGCTTCCTGCTGCCATCCACTGTACACCACTGCAGAAGGGCTGTCATCCAGGGCCAAGCTTGTTAGATGCTCTGCTGTGTGGAGGGTGGGATCTTCTTCACCGCTTATAAAATCTATCACCTGCCTTTTGTTGAGGGACATCTTCACATCAGAGCAGACATGTACAGCCAGCAAGTTCTTTGCTAGCTTGTCTAATGATCTCAGAAACTCACAGGAGGTTCCTGAAGACAGGGATTGCACATAACTTCGTTTAAGCTCTCTTGGGTTGTACATTCCAGTGTTCACACCAGAAAGGATGGCGAAGCAGCCTTCTGGCACCCGTTTTGATATGAAACGATACACCATCATTACTTGCACAGTGGTGGTGAGGTCACTTGACTGTAGGTCCCGGTGGATCTTCCAGATCCTATTACACACGGTTTCGTCGGGGTTGTTCTCCATCTGTATTATAGCCGCCCGTGCCTCAGCACAGCAGACTTCGCTGAAAGACCTCACTGGTAGGTTGGAAGCCATCTCCACTGCCTGTTTCCACT